CAACACAGAGTAAAGACCAAACGGTTGTTTTTCATATATTTTAACACTAGTTATCTTAGTTTTGATATCTTCTCCTGTACGAACATTATGAAGAGTAACATAAGGTTTACGACTCTCCTTGAAAGTGTTATATTCGGTAACTATCCAGTAACTCTCGTGTACTTTAGGATTAGTATATATAACATAATTAAGATATTCTTGCTCAAATTTAACCTGCTCTACAACACTTAATGCTTTATTGTCAATGCGTTTTGCTAATTCTGTAACTAATCCAATATTGTCAATATCACTATATTGTTTTGCTGTTTCTTTAGCACAATATTTTTGAGCCAAGTATTCTGAAATACCATACTCTTCAAGTTTATCCTTTTTAAGCTGCTTACAAGTTAACATAGCTGGCTTAATAATCTTACTTCCTTCTTTTACACCATTACATAATTTAATTATTTCTAATAAATATTTGTTCTTACCAAATTGTTCAAAGAAATTTAATCCAACAAGAATTTCTAACTGACGAGAGTTAACAGATGTTTTCTCATTAATGTCAATTAAGAGTTCTACAAAGTTATTATATTTGTTTTTTGAAAGTTCATATAATTCCTCTGCTATTTGAGCATTGCAGAATTTTATAGAAGATAAACCTTTGTAAATTACATTTTCTTCTTTATTCATTTCATATTCAGCACGAGATTTACCAAATTTAATATTTCTTATTGTTATACCAAAATAATCTAACTCTGAAATAAGGTTAGCAGTTCTTTCCATATCATCAGCGTACAAACTTAATGTAACTGTAAAATATTCTAGTGGATAATGAGATTTTAAATATGCTCCATATAATGAATCAATAGCTACTGACAAAGCATGTGAAGCATTAAAAGAATATCTTGCAGCATCTTCTACTACTTGCCATGTTTCAGCAAATCCGTCTTCTGTACCTACATTTTGAATCCATCCTTGAATAAGAGTATTTTTAAGTTCATTCAACTCTTCTTCTTTAAACTTCTTTTTTGCAATCTTTTTAATAATATCATATGTGCCTTTTTCTTCAATTCCTAACCATACTAAGTATGCCATAATTGATTCTTGGTATAAGAGATAGTGAAAAGAATCATTAAGTAAATTATCTAATTCTTTTACACCAGTTGAATAAGGTAATCTATCTAAGAAGTTATTTAACAATGATGCAAATCCTGGTCTAATGGCAGCTACCCAAGCACTTAATTCTGCTAGGTTCTTTGCTTTATATCTAGACATTAATTGTTTGCCTAAATCAGAGTCTACCTGATTAATAGTTGTTGTTAAACCTTTTTCATAAATATCCCAAACTTTATCATCGCAATTATTTACAAGTGTAGCAATATCATCAATAGGTCTGCCTATTAATTTATAAACCTTATCAATAATTTCATATACTTTTACGGTTAAGTAATCGTTCTTTAAGAACTTAAAGACATCGCAATTGTAACCGTCAAGCACACAACAGATTTGTTCACCTACTTTAATTAATCCGACCTTTTCTGAAATTGAATCATTTGAAAGTAAAAACGAACAAGGAGATGGTGCTACTGATTCTATAACTCCTCTAAATCTTCTACTATTTTCAATTTCAATTGTCCATTTAGAATGATTTGATATAATGTCTTCATCAGTATTAGCATTATCTGCAAATAATTTTGCCACTTCATCATATTCATCTATATGATATCCTCTTGACTTACACCAAAGTCTAAAAGCAGATGAACGTTGCATTGGTTTATATGCAATCATATAATAAATACCATCTTCTCCAAGGATATCTTTTGTAGCTTGAATTACAGGTTCTACACTAGCAAAGTTAAGATCAATATCTGGAAGAGATTTAGAACTTAAAATACGTTCTGCCGACATAAATCGTGTCGGATATAATTTAGTTGGAGCTTTGATTCTGTCAACTTCTGTCAATCCTAAAAGATTATTAATTAAAAATGATACTGCTGAACCTCTTCCAGAACGTGTTAAAACAGCATCATATTTATTGACTGCTCTATTAACAACCATATGGTCAAGAATAAAGTAATCTGCCATTCCACATTTCTGAACAATATCAGTTTCATAATAAATTGCATCTGTATATTCTTTATATTTTTCTTTCTTTACTGTATTCTTTTTATTGTCCCAAGAACGTTTTATAATTTCTCTAAGAACTTTATCGCTATCATCATTAGAAAATCCTTCTCCTAATTCTTCTTTAATAAATTCATTTGGAACTTTCGGTATTTTAAATTCTTTATCGGTATAACAAGGTTCGGCATTATCAAAAATTAAAGTATTATCTAATGCTTGTTTTGCTTGTTCTTCTGTTAATACACCTTGTAATTTATATCTTTCTAGAATTGTATCATAATCTGGATAATCTAAAACAAAGCCTTTTTCTTCTTCATAAAAAATACCTTTTGCTTGGAGAAATAAATCTCTATAATATGAATCCTTCTCATAAATATAATGACTATCATTTGCATGAATAAGTGGAATATTATATTCTTTATGTAAAGCCAAAATCATTTTATTATAATTGGCTTGTTCCCATGCTTTATGACTTTGTACTTCTAAATAAAAGTTTTTACCAAAATGATTTTTAACAGGTTCAAGAAATTTATAATACCAATCTTTATTAGGATCTGGATTAAACCATTCTTTTGTTTCTGGATCTATTTTTGGCATAGCTCCTGAAAGTCTACCTGCTATACAAGCAGTTGTAACTATTGTATCCGTAGGAGTTAAAGATAATAATTCTTTTAATCCAATTCTAGGTTTATAATAGAATCCATCTGTATTAGCAATAGACATAATTTTATTGATTTCATATCTTGCTTTTTCTGTCATTGCAATTAGCATAATATGATATGATTTTCTCTCAATTTTATCTTCAATATCATCTACATAGTATGCCTCTACTGAATATATAGGTTTAAGATTATATTTTTCGCATAATGTTTGTGTTTCATAAATATTTCCTTGAAAACCATGTTCTCCAGTAAAATATGTCGTATGTCCAAGTTCTACTGCTCTTTGCATATATTCTTCAGGTTTTGTTACACAGTCAAGAGTACGAAGATTACTATAATGTGTATGTTTATGATAATTATTATATCGGTTCATGTTTCACCACCTATAAATTTAATTAGTTTAATATTAAGTAACAGACAGAAGCATATACTTCTATCTGTACTTCATTCTACCATGATTTACAATATTTGTCAAGTGAAATTTTCAAATTATTTGTAAATTTAATTAGTTTCTATAAATCATTAAGCCAGCTTAAATCGTCTTCAGCAAAGTCCTCTTCTGCTGTCTTCTTAGCACCACCAAGAATATCCCCATTCTTCTCTGCAGTCATTTTATCAAGATATTGTTTGTAAGGCTTGATTGTTGGAATTGAATAACCACAAAGATTATTATAATAATAGCTCTGAGCTTTTAACGATTCTTCATCGTCCCAAAACAACTTCTCAGCACCATCAGCATCACCAATCTCCATTAAACAATTATACTCTTCTGTCTTCTGATTGATTTCTGATACTGTCTCAATAATTTCTTCTTTTAACTTCTCATAAAAGTTCCAAATATCATCAACATAAACATAACAATCATTGATGGTATATTTTGCTTGTACATCTTCAGGAAGGCATTTAATATCATTTGTTTGAGCTAAGGCATCAAGATATTCTATTATCTGACCTTCGTATCCTAATTTTTTAAGCCATGTTTTAACTGATGCTTGTAACTTCTCTCCGATTTCATAACGCTCAATTGTTCTAGTTTTAATTTTACCATTCATCTGCTCACAATCAATATTTACATACTTAAGGAAGTTCCAACAACATCTAATCTTATCCTTTGGAACACCTAGCTGTCTAAGTGCTTCTGAATATAATACTAACTGAGCAGCATGTTCTTCAATGGCTTTGCCACTATATTGTGTGCTTGTTTTATAATCTACTACTGTATATACTTCATCTTCGTTCTTATATACAGCATCAATATATCCCTGCATAACAATATCGTCTGTAATCTTAATTGTAACAAATTGTTCATTCTGCATCTTATATGGAAGCTTATTATAATTCTTAAAGAAGTGTACTAAATCCTTATAATATTTATTTTTAATATTATCATTCTTAGTCGAATCATTTCTATCAAACACTAATTGAGCAATATCAATATTAGTCATCCAAATATCTTCAAATTGATCTGCCATTTCTTCATACTTTACTTTACCATCATATAATCCTTCAAGCACATCGTGAACTGCCGAACCTAAGCTTGCATAAGCACTCTGTTTTTCGTTATTTTCTGGTAAATGTTTTATGTATTTAAGCATCCACTCATATTTTGAAGTTCTATAAGAATCAAACTTACTAAAACTCCAAAGTTGATCAACGCCAAACTTCTTTTTTATTTCATTCAATTCATCATACGATAATCTCATTTATTTCTCCTTTTTCTCTAAACTCTTAAGATATTTTTTATGTAATTCTTCAGTATATTCAATTCTATATTTATAAAGATAATTATAAATTTTATTACTAGCATCTGCAGGAGAATCCTTTTCTCCTAATAAATTATGCTTATCCCAGATATAAGATGTTTTTCTTTGTCTAAAAAATTTCTCACACATAGACCAAATTTCTTCTTCTACAACATCGTTATCTAATGATATAACTATTTCATTCACATCTAATCCCAATATAATACGAACTTGCTCTTCACTTAATGTTTTCCCACTAATAGCAACCCAAGTACTATCGCCACGAGAGTCCCTTTTAAGAACACTCTTTTCACTCTCTCCAATAACAATAACGTGTTGCTTTTCAATCTCACCCATATTCTGATATAAACCATAAAGATTAAGTTCTTTTTTCATACCAGGCGTTAAGAAATACTTTTTTATATCGAAGAGGTCAAAGTTTTCTATAGAAGTTCTTGCATTATATCCCATTAGCTGACCTGTCAACCAATAATAATGAGGAAAAATTGTTCTTTTCCATTTATAGCTGTAGCCTAAATGAAATTTATCAATAGTTTTTCTTATAATACCCTCTCTAAACAAATCAATATGTATACTAGGATAAAAATCATCTAATATATCTTCATCTAAATATTTAATCTCATTTACATCACAAACATGTCTTTTTCTTGAAGCTGCTTTTTTAAATATTGCCAAAGGATCAAACTTAGGTTTCTCAGGTTCTTTCTTTTTAAGAGAATATTTATATTCTAATCCTAAAAGTTTATGGGTGTATTTAATTGCTTCTGAAAATTTCATTTTCTTAACATCTTGAATTAAGTTAAATATATCTTTACCATCTTCTATGTGAATATTACGTGAATAACTGTAATAGTTGAGGTCTTTACACTTCTTTATGACAACCCCCATAGCATTATTCCCATCAGGCTGACACGCAGAATAAAATTCCTTCTCAGGATGGAAGACTATCTTCGTACAGCCTATGTCTTCTAAAATACATTCAATTTTATTATTATTGTTTACATATTCTTTTAATTCAATTGCCGTCATACTTTTCTAGTCTCCCATCCTTTATTTTATTTAGAAATCAATAGGTACGTTACATATACCAATTTCTTTCATAATGTTTCTGCTCATATCATGTTCTACTACGATTTGATATTGATTAGCTGATCCTTCACGATTTTTTATAATGAACAAGATTTGATAACGTTTATCTTTTTCGAGTTTGACTGGTATTTTTGTCTTACCATTCTTCCCTTCAAGTTTATATACATGAAGCTCTCTATTTTCTCCTGTCTTTTCATCATCATATAAATCACGTATCATAATACATGTACTAGCTGGATCAATAATGTTTTTACTAACACCAATATTATCTTGAGTATAATATCTTTGTTTCACAGAGCCTTTTGCCAACTGAAATGTAATCATAATATGTAAATTATTTGCTTCAGGTTTAACTACATCATTGATTTCAACCATATTCTGTTGCATTTCTAACCAGCTATTTTCACTAACTTTTCCTGCATCCATCTTATATGTATCTAACAAGAAATAGCGTACTCCCATACTACTAAATTTACGAATTACCTTTATTGCTTTTTCAGTTTGATACTTTTGAAATGGAACAACGGTAATAATATGATTTTGTGTTTGTTCTTTAATCCATTGTGCTGCATCTTTAAGAGCCTGTTTTACATCCGAAGTGTATTTACCATCTCTTACTACATGTTTTTGTAAATCAAAACCTATTACATTATTTGCAACAAATACCATTAATTCACGTTGCCACTTTTTGATTCCATCCTCATTCAACATAATAACAATAGGTTCTTTTTCTTTAATAATTGATGGAAGAATCGAGGTACGTGCGAATGTACTTTTACCAACGTTTGAGAGTCCTCCAACTAATGTGATAGAACCAAGATATTGTCCACCAGTTTCTTTTGTTAATAAAGGCATATTATTATATGGTAAACCAATTGCTAAACCTTGATCTAATTCTTCAATTAGTTCGTCAATACCATCAGAAATATCATAACTTTTAACATCTTGATCAATATTGACAAAAGTATCATTTAGATAAGCATTGTATTCGTCATATATCTCTTCAGCAGTCATATCATGAAAATCTGCCAATCTCTCAGAAGAAACAGGAAAACCTAATTTAACCAATCTACAAAGTGCATTATGTTTTCTTAATTCTCTTAAATATCCATCAAAATTTTCTGTCTTAACATAAGTCATTGCAGACTCAATCATTGCATATCCACCATACTCTTCTACTTTCGCTAAGAGTTTCTTATGCTTTTCGAGGTACAGATTCACTGTTATTTGATCTAACGAATTCTTCTTTTCTACCAATACTAAATCACTAGCAATAGTAAAGAATACTCTCCAAACATTATTACTAAACTCTTCTAAGACAAGATTTGTTTCTCTTAATAAGTCTGGTTCTTTATATAAAATACTTACCACGTTTGCTTCCGCAGTAACTTTGTATTCATTAATTCTTTTTAATACTTCGATTTGTTCTTGTTCAAAAGGAGTAAGTTTAGTTGTTTTAGTAGATGACTTCGTAGTTGTAGATTTCTTAGTTGTTGTCGCCATTTACCATAAACCCTCCAATCTTTTGTTAATCTTACGTTCTGTATTATTAGTCTTATATTCAGCACCCTCATGAGTCATAATAGAAGTGTCAACACTCTCAACTTTTTCTTGAGTTTTTTGAGCATTTAAATATCTACTATACATATCATTAATCTTATCTCTCACGATAGCACAAACATAAGACATTTTATTTGATTCATCTTCAAAATTCTTATTACGAATTGCATTTTGAATTTTTGTTTTATTAGCCTTAAAAGTCATAAGGATGACATTAAAAGGATAATCACCGAATTTTTCACAATTATTATTTGCAACATTCTGACCAGTTTGAAGACCTTTGAGAATTAAACAAGCTTTTTTCTGAAGACGTTGAGTTTTTATATCATAATTGAAGATATTAACTTCTATCCATTCACAAAGTTCTCTCCACTGAATTTTTTCTTCTTCTGTCATTTTTTTATTAGCCATAATAACTCCTTATGTCTTGTTGTTTTCTAGTTACATTTAATCTTTATACAAGTACAGCCACAAGATTACTCTTGCAGCGTATACTTTTATACTATTTTATTTTATATTATTAATTACTCTTCAATCATAGCAAGAAGTTCTTTAGCCAACTTCATATCAGTAACTTCTGTAGGTTTAACACCTGCTTCTTTACATCTATCAACAATAGGTTTAATAGTATCCATATTAGATTTATTTTCTTTAATAAAATCTAAAACCTTTGCCATAACTTCATCTACAGATTTCTGAGCCTTTTTTGCTTTTTCAGCTTTAGCAATTTCTTTTAACTTCTCTGCTTCTGCAGCTTCTTGTTCTGCTTTTGTTTCTTCAAATGATTTACCACTCTTTGATTGTTCTGCCTTAATAGCATCTTCAATAGCCTTAATAAATTCATCTGCATTCATAGGAACTTCAGGTACAATATTACTGAAACGTGAACCAGCATCAACTGCATAACCTTCATCACGGAACTTAATCTTTCTAGTTTCCTCTGATATAGAACTCTTCATAACATCCTTACCTTTGATGTCTTTTTTGCCTGTCTTCTCTTTTACTATCTCACGATCAACGTAAGCAAGAGCTAAAAAGTGTAATTGCTTCTTTAATGCATTAAAATAATTTTGTTGCTGGTCAGAAGTTAAAATCTGATACTGTTCTCCAGTTACTGTATCTGTAATATCTTTAGTCTTAACGTGACCAATTATAATTGTCTCTACACCAACTTTCTTAAGACGGTTCTTCATATCCCACATAAGTTCCATGGCTTTCTTTTCACCACGACCAAAACCGCCCCAAGCACCATTAATTGTTTCTGCTTTTTTATCAGATGATACAGATTTATTATATAAACGAATTGCTTCTTCTTCTGCAAGAGGAATAATCTGATCATATGTATCCCAAACCACTACTTTTAAATTAGGATAATCTGTTGTTTTATTTTCACAAATATCTTCTACGATATCTGCTAATCCTACAATATCTTCATCTTCATCTGACCACCAAGACTCAACATTTTCATAATTGATATTTTCAATTGCTGCAGCTCCTCGTTCATCACCGAATTCTAAGAATAAATATCCATCTTCACCTGCAAGCTTTTCACATACTTCTTTAATAAGAGTAGTTTTACCTACTTTAGCCTCTCCTAAAAGACAAGTTGAATAGTCAAGTAAATTAATAGATACGTGATTTTTCTTACCAAATTTCGCCATTATTATATCTCCTTTTCATTAAGCTACTGCACCATAAAGATGCAGTAGTTGTTATATTGTTTTTATATTATTAGTTAGTTTTAAAGTGAATTTAACCAGTCATCAGAATCATCAGAAGTTGTTTCTGTCTCATCTGTGTCAACATCATCTGTATCTACATCGTAACCATCTTCATCTTCGTCCTCGTCCTCATCCTTTGGAGATAAACATTCCATTATTAAAGCATCTTCTGAGAACTTTTCATCAATTCTCTGAACTTCAGGTTTTTTATCTCCTTCTTCACCTACCATTTTAATCATAGGCTTTAAGATAAGCATTCTTCTTTCACGAGAACCATTTTCTGAACACTTAGCTAATGCTTCTTCCTCTGTATAAACTCCGATATCAATAAGTTCCTTAATATCATCTGGAACATCATCCATAGTAGCTTGAACAGTAGCACCTGTTTCTACGAACTCACCCTCAAAAGTAATCTGAGTAACACCCTTCTTAACTTTAAAGAGTTTAGCCATTACCTTCTTAACTTTTTCCTTACCCTCAGCAGTAGAAATATCAACTGGGAATTCAAACTGTCTCTTTAATGGAACAAACTTTCCACCTTTAACCTTACCATTATCAGTAAGATCCCAACCATTATATTCCTTAAATTTTTCTAAGATATAAGCATCAATAATTAAAGATGATTTATCTTTATCTAAAGAATCCTGAGTGCAACTATCTTTATCAATTAACATAGTCTGAGTAAATGTTGCACGATACTTGTCAGGTGTTGCAGAAGATAAAGCAATTGAACTAATTTCTTTTCTACACTGTACATTACCATTATAAACAGTATAACGTAAGTTACCAGATACATTAACAACCATACCATCTTCAAGATACTCATTAATATAAGCAATAGTATCATATGGTGTTAAGAACTTCTTGTAGAAAGTCTTATCTTTATCTGTCTTCGCAAGTCCTACTGTAGTAAAGCTTAAATCGCCGATATCAGCTAAAATAGACTCATCGAAACGATCATCCCAATCAATAGTATAAGAATTCTCAAAGTCATCTGTGCCGTCTTCCTTCTTACCGTGAACATAAACTATATTGTCTCTTTCCGAGCCATAACCGCCCATTAATTCACAAAATACATTTCCTGACTTCTCACCACAAAATACACCTAAATTAATAGAATTATAAACCCAATCTGACTTTTCAGACTTAGCATCAATTCTGTATGTGAAATCATTAATCTTTGCTTCTCCAACAAGGTTGAATCTTTGCACCCATTCTTTTTTCTCTAATGCATTTGTTGTTTCTTTCTTTGCCATATTTTTTCTCCTTTATTTATATTTATATAATATATAATTAATTAGTAACAAATTTAATTATTTGTTTTTAAAATATAATCTTCTGTCGTAATTCATGCGACTGAACCCATAATCTTCTGAATGTTTAACTACATTAACACATCCACAATTTGAGCAATGTACGAGCTTTGTAGAATATCCGTACCCTTTATTGTCCCACCAAGCTTCATCAGGCTTGAAGACAAAATCGGTGTGACACTTTTTACATTCACAACTATTCTTACTTTTTTGATAGAAGTAAGCTGCTTCAAAATCTTCAACAGTTTTCATGGTTTACCTCCTTTCTCGAAGGCAAACCAAAGTGCTCCTTGAGCAATTGCCTGAATCTTAATTTTAGTTATCAATCTTCTAGTTTTATATTCTCTTTCTTATATTTTTATTTTTAATTAGTTTTAATTAGTTTCGTCTACTGCCAATTCTTCTGCTTCTTCCATATTTGGAGTTGTTACTATATATTTGCTAGTTTCTAACAATAAATCATCAATAGATAATTCATTATATATGTAATATGGAATTCTAATTAATGGTATTTTATTGTTTAGACAATAGATATTTTTTGCTATATCATGCGAATGTCTTTGTTCATAAGATTCTACATCATTCCAACCACCAATTGCTTTAAAATGCTGAATGCCATCATATTCAATAAGATATGAAAGATTATTATTATTATCTATGATGCCAAAATCGTATCTTGGTGTTCCATTTGTATCCTCAAATTTAAAATTATCAAAAGTATATTGCGGTTTATATGATATATTATTTACTTTTAAAATAGATGATATTTTTTGTTCGCCAAGTGAATGAATACAGCCACAGCTTATTGTACGACCTTCTCGTAGATTTCTTGATGGTACGTTAGTAATATTACCACAATCACACTGACATTCCCAATAAAGTACTCCTGGAGCGTCCCCAGTTCCTTTTTTTAATACAGTCAACAAACCAAATTTTTGATCACTAATATCAACACATCTATTTTGGGCTAATTCAACATTATAACAACCACAACTTTTAGTATTACCTGATTTTAAATCAGTAGATACAACATCAACAACATTTCCACATTCGCATTGACATTTATATATCTTTTGTCTATGTTTTGTTCTTCTGTCTAAAAGTTCTATTACAGTTAAACGCTCAAATTTTTGACCAACCAAGTTTTCATTTTTTAAACAACCACATGATAATGTTATTCCTCCAGTGAGTGCAGTACCTCGAATTGGCTTAATGTTACCACACTCACATTCACATACCCATTTTGTTGGATTTTTATATGGGAAATCTCTATATAATACTGTTAATCTCCCAAACTTTTGTCCTGTTAAATCTTTAAATCTTCCCATATCTTCACATTATCCATGATATTTTACTAAAAACTCATTATCAACAGCTTTAAAACTATGAACACCATCTAAACTTCTGAACACAAGTCCTTCTCTCATACCACCATAAGTTGCAGCTTCACCACCAGCCATAGCCAACACTTCTTCACAAGTATCAGGAAGAACAATATCAGTTGCTACAATTGGAACTGTTGGAACATTATATTTGTCCATAAGTTCTTTCATTTCAATAGGATTAAGGCGTTTTGTTGTTCCATCTTTGTATCCAAAAATTACATTGAACACTTCGAATACATGCTCTTTTAAACCATAATCTCTTTTCTGAATTCCTTCTCCAAATGTTTCACCCTGAATAGTTACAAATTCATATTCATCTGTAAGTAAAGCTTCTAAAATATTTTTAATTGAATATTTATCTGCCATTTCAGTATAAACATTTATATCATACCACGAACCATCTTTACGATTTGTCATGACAACGTTTCTAGAACAAACAAAATATTCTTGATTTTTACCATGACCTTTTAAAGACATTGTGGTGCTCGTCCCATCTCGTTTTTCTGTACCGATCCACTTAGTGTTAATAGAATGTACATGTGAAAAACAGTTTTGAACTCTCTCTTCGTCTGTCTTAACAATATGTGAAGGGAAACTCTTAACACCATTCTTTTTATCTCCACCAAGAATTAAATACAATAGTTTCTTAGCAAACACATGCTTCATACACCAACGACCAAATCTACTCTTTGCAAGTTTAGGATGTCTATTCATCATACGTTGATATTTTGCATTTGGATTATTCTTGTTGCTTTTTCTCTTATTATCTTCTGGATCTGCATATGTAACTCCTAATTTTGATGTAAGGAAATCACCTTCTTCAAATGATTCAATTCCACCAGTTTCAGTCTCTGCTACAATAGTCATGCCATATGAATCTGCATGAATTGTCCAACCAAAATCTTGAGCAGACATTAATAGTCCTTGTGAATAGAAATTACCAATTTTATTTCCTTCTGCATCTTTTAAGGCAAACTTTTGTGTCTTGATTTTTCCATGATATTTTTCCGTAAAAGCAAACTCTGGTTTAGAGGTGTCGAGTTTTGAATCAATTTCAAAATAAATTCCTAAGTCACCTGGCTTAAAAGCACCAACTGGGATCATACACGTCCATCCACCTACTTTAGCACACTCAACTCTGTCTCTTCCATGAATCGGTTCAATACTATCAACTCTTACAACATAAACTAATTCTCTTTGTCCATCTTTGTTTAACATCTATTAATTTCACATCCTTTCATCTATTTTTAATTAGTCTAACTATTTATTTATTACCATATCTTACTTGTTATTAACCTTTACAGAACCAGTAGCCTTCTGAATATTCTTCATCAATTGAATATTATCGTTAATCATAAGAGCCAAAGCCTGATCCTCTGTGAATCCTGCATTTACATATGCATCATACATATTCTTCTTTACCTTTGCTACGACAGCTGGGTGTTCTGTGTTGTTAGAATA